TAAGTGCATAATAGAAGAAAAGGAAGATTCAAAATATTTTCAAATAAAAGAATATCTTCCTTTTTCTAAAGAAAATGAATCACAATTTTCTACAAAGGATAGACAAGATGCAGAAATTGCTGATATGGATGACATACCATTTTAAAAAGGTGTTTAAATGAACAATTAGGAAGGGTTAGTACGTTCGCAGCGTCTAACCCTTTTCTTTTAATTTGCTCCATTTTGATTACCTCCATCCACATGCTTACCTTTTAGCCAATTCTCAATTTCCGAGCTAAGCCAACCTACTGCCCGTTGACCTATTTTTATTCTCTTAGGAAATTGTCCGCTTTGTTCCATTCTCCATAGAGTGCTGGGGCTAACACCTGCAATCTCAATTACATTCTGTAGTCTGTGAAACTTATTACTGGTCATTATTAATCTCCATATTAGTTTTTGGGTATGCAGAAGGCTATCAGGAAAGACAGGAAAAATTAAGCAATACTGGGGCAGAAATCCCCATGGAATTTCATATGAGTTTTTATAGGGGATTTCTGTCTGGAAAACAGGGAGAATGCTTACCCGTGATAAGGAGTGACCTAGATTTTGAAAAACAAACAGGAAAAAAATAATAATCAATAAAAAATATGTTTGACTCGTTATTATTTTTGATAATAAACTACGGCATCAAATCACTAATTGTGCAAGATATTAATACTAAAACAACCCAAGGAGGGAAACATGAATAAGGAAATAGAAAATCCAGTTTGTCCAGTTTGTAATTTTAAAATGTTGGTATTGTTTAGGTTAAAAAAAGAAGAAAATTCTTGTTATTGGACATGTAAATGCGCTCCAGCAGATCTTTTGGATGCGCTTGTTAATAACTCGCCGAACCCATCAACTTCAGAAGTTTTTTTAGAAACAGCAGCATAAAATAATAAAGAGCATATAAAAGGAGCGCATAAATGGAAAATTATGAAATTATTAACGTAATATTTTTAATATTGTTTGGTTTTTTTATTGGTTTGGTATTTGCTTGTCTTATTGAAGCTAAGCGATTTTTTCAAAAAAGCGCAAGAATGCATGATTTGTTTAGAGAAAATTATCAACAATTAATTGCAGCAAAGCTTTTTCAAGAGAAAAACAACAATAATTATGAATGCAAGTCATGCGAGAATAATAGAATTCAAAATAAAATTTAAGAATAACTATCTTGCGTGTTTACAACAAGAAATATGTCATGTGCTGCCTATCGCAGCGTTAGGGTACAGATTTTTGTTGTTCATTAAGTCTGCCCTCCATTCTCAGCAACCCATTGAAAAAAAGCTGCTTCGTCAATCAGTACACGGCGACCTACACGGCGAATTACTTTCTTAAAGCCGTTTTTATCAGCATTGAAAACTAGATGGCGTAAACCACCTTGGGGCGGCCATTCATGGTGGTTGTTCCATTGGGGGATGGGGATATATTTTGTGGGGTTCAGTAACGTGTTATTTATTGTCATTTGCTTCTCCAGTAATTATGAAACTCAGCGTGATTGCTGTGTTTCATAACTAAAGGAGCGACAAATTTTCTACAGGTTTTCTACAGATTTTCCACAAGACTTATGCGAAGAGAAGCAAGTAAATGACTTGCTTTGCGAGATTTTAATAAAAGAAGCTAAAAGTTATTGGGTGACCCAAGATAGTTCAGTGCTTGAATACATAATTGCGGCCGATTAGGCTCTTTTTTTATTAAACTTCTTTGATTTTTAGGCGAAAAACTGATATTTTCATTTAAATGTTTGCCTAATACGGGAAGAATAGTGGTTTGAATTTGGGATGTTCAAGATCGGGATGATCGGGATTTTATAGCGGATGATCGGGGAAGGGAAGGGTAAATATAAAAGAGGGATTAAAGGTATATAAAGAATTACATCCGATAAATTCTATTATCGGATAAATAAAAAACTTTAAAAAAATGTAAACTGCTACAATGTTTCTTAATATAGCGGCTACTATAATAGGAAACAAAAAGCTAGGCTGGCTGGTGAAATTTCAGTCCCTGTATAAGTAAGCAGGAAATATTTAAAGTTTTATTTTATTTACCGTCTTGCTTCTTTTAAACATTCAGCAGCTAAATTGCCAATTGCACAAGTTACAGGCGGTGATAATAATATTCCACAACTTGTTTGAAGACACAAAATTGTAGCTATAATAAAAATTAAAAATTTCATTTTGTGCTTTCTATGTTTGAATCTTTTAATGTAGAGTGATTTGTTGCTATTGCTATATCAATACCGGTTGAAAAAAATAACGTTAAAATAATAACGTGCAAACTAATTTTTTTTATCATTACTTAAACTCTCCTTGTTGTTTTCTAAATTTTCTTTATAGACTCCTAATTTTGTACATTCTTTTGCTAAATATCCAAGCCCAAGAATTATTCCCGCTAAAATTTCATGTTTTGTGCAATATGAAAATCCGCTCATTATTTGTGAAACAATTAAAAAAACATATCCGATTACTTTCCATTCCGTAGGCGTACTTAATTGATAACGTACAATTGCTTTTTTTAAAAGATTCATCTTTTAACTATCTGTTGCCATTTTTGACACTAATAAAAATCCGCCAACACCCGAAACAGGTTTTGAATAAACATTTGCTCCACCTGAAGATAAAAATACATTTCCATAATACTGAAAAATACTATTATTTGTTGCTTGGCTTTTGAACGGCACAAAAACAACACTATTAGTTGCGGTTGTGCTGACAGCAGAATAAGTTAATAATAAAACAGACGACGATCCTAAATATACAATTGCATTACCAACTTGCGAATTACCACCAGCATTTACAAGACTACAATTATTAAAACTAATAGTAAATGATGTGCCTAATTGTATAATTGCGTCTGTATTTAAATTGCCTGTTGGAACACCTTGAATAAAACACTGACTAAAAGTTGCAATAACGCCTTTATTGTTTGATCCCGTAAAATTAAAAACGTGAAAATTAGCAGAAAAAGAACTATTAATGGCGGAATAAATTGCAACATTATTACTATTAGTAACAAGACAATCAGAGTTTCCACTTGTGCAAGCGCTGTTTCTAAAATCCCAAAGTTCTCCTCTTGAAAATTTCATTGCAACCGCCGTGCCTGAAACGTTAATTGATGAATTATTTATATAAAGTCTACTACTATCAGTAACGTTCATTAAAATTCCGTCAATATTTGCGTCATTTCCAATTAAAACATCATTTAAACTTACAAAAAGATTAGAGCCAGAATACGAAATGCCATAAGCATCTATTCCCGTTCTTGCCGCAAAAGTTAAATTAGAAATTGATACGCCATTGTCAACATAATTTCCAACATTGCTGCCAACCGTTGTAATTGAAATGCTTGGAAATTTAATCGCTTTTGGTTGAGAGGATGCGGCTTCCATTCCAACAATATCTACTCGTTGTTTATTTACAACAATATTTTCAGTGTACGACCCCGGGGCAACGTAAATTGTTACATGTGTTGTATTGTTAACTGAAATTAAAGACAAAGCTTTGTTAACAGTAGAAAAAGGAGCAGATTGAGATCCTGTTCCAACGGTATCATTACCGGTTATTGAAACGTAATATACTTGCGCTAAAGCAGTAGTTGCTTGCCCTACTGTTGCTGCGTCTGTGCTTAACGTGCCTGGTTTTAAATTATTAATCTTATAATTATTTAACGATACATCTGCGTTTGGTGCTTCAATAGAATTTAAAGGGGTTTCTACTGGCAGGTATCCCGCTAATTGCTCTACTGTAGCTGCGTCTCCGCTACTAATTCCTTTAGCTAGATTTGTTATTTTTTTAGAATTTAAAGAAACATCCGAATTTGGTGCTGCAATAGAATTTAAAGGAGTTGAAGCAAGCAACACGCTTTGTGGGGTTGGAGCATTTGAAGTATTACCCACCAAAGCTTGACCTGACAACAAAACAGGTGTGACCATTCTATAATTATCATCAAGATAAACAACGCCGTTTTGATTTGTGTTGTGATTAAAAGCAATAGGTTGTGTAGTATTACCATTGCCAATTGTTAACCACGTTTGACCATTAACAGTTGTTATGGACAAATATGCAGAAGCTAATCCAGTTTCAGAATCTATTATTCCTAAAGCTCCGTTATTTTTGTTCCAAGATCCAACTACAACGCCCGTATCTTTGTTTTTTAAAATTAAACTAGCATCAATTTCAACATTTTCATTTGCAATTAATTTTATTCCATTTTGTGAATTTGAAATAGATCCAGAATATGTGTTTGTAGGATCCAAAAAAAATAAACTTTTTCCTGTTTTAAAAGTCATATTACTTTCAGCGTCAACTACAATATATGGCCCATCTGTAATAGTGTTTACCGCAGGAACTTCAAAAGCTTGTAAATAAGCCGATAAAATTTCAGCTTTTAATTCTGAATAAAAAATAGCAGTACTATTACCATTTTCGTAAGGCGAAAGAAAAGAATACATTAATGCTGTATCTGGTAAAGTTGTTGAAGGATTTCTGTCGTATATTTGTTTTAAATTTGGATTGCTCATTTGTTTGCTCTCTTTATGTTTTTAATAATTTTATTTATTAATTAAGCGAATAAGTCATTAATTGAATACGGTTATCTCCAATTTGAGAAAAACCAGTCCCACCCCAAAATCCGACTGGAAAACCTCCGTTAGTGTTTTGAAAATAAATATTTATATTTCTGTCAAAGGTTACTTCAAATGAACCTGGAGAACCTTCAGGCACTAATCCGTTGCTGTTTGTTGTAATAAAACCATACGAAGTTTTTGATGGTGTAAGTGCCGCTGGAAGAAAATTAGGATTTGCAGAGCGAACCGTTCTAAAAGCAGCAAAATTTACAATATTAAAACCAACTGCGGGAATTAAAACAGTAACTAAATTTCCTACTTTTCTAAATGTAAAAACAGCTGTAAAATCAGTTGTTCCAACTGGCGAGCCAACATTAAATGGACATGATACCGTTATATCTGTTTCATTTGAAAATTGCTTTTTTAAATCACTAATTGAAATTCCTGTTGAATCTGTGTTGCCGTAAGGCGGAAGAAAAGAATACATTAACGCTGTATCTGGTAACGTTGTTGAAGGATTCCCGTCATAAATTTGTTTTAAATCTGGATTGCTCATTTGTTTTTCCTCTTTTTTATTAAACGGTCATGTATTCTTCTGTTCCAACGCTAAGTAATTCATTGTCTCCTACAGAAAAAAGGTTATTATTGTTTGTTACGCAAGTAACTTTTAAAAATGTATTATTCCCAAGGTTTAATAAATTTCCATTTCCAAGAGATAATAAACAATCTTCTGTAGGCGGCGGCGTTGGCAAATTAAATGCCGATGGATTAACAGAAAATATAAATTTTCTTTTCATTATCTAACTCCGCCACCAACAAAAACGTATGCTATTTGAGTAGCGGGGTCAAAAGTACTTTCTCCATCCCATATTGGTGTGCTGTTAATTGTTCTTCCAAGCCTATCAACTCCTGTGCTTAAAATTCTTACACCTTTATGAAAATCTTTATCACCATTCCATCCGAATGCAATTAAACTATCAAAATTATTATTATTAGGGTATTCAACTACAAGTTTAGGAGTTCCAACAAACAAAGTTGAATTGTAGTAAACCTTAATCCATGAAAATGGAAAAAGTTTATTTTGATCTTTTGAATCAATTAAATCAGCGGTGTATTGCCATTGCATGCTTGTTTGTAAGGGGTTGTCTTCATTAAGCGATAATGGGTCAATATCTCCTGCCGTAGTACTTGGCGCACCGCCTGTTAAAGTTCTTTCTCTTGATTTAATGTCTTCTAATAAGCTCATAGGGTTCTCCGTTTATTGTAAAATGTAATCTGCAAATGGCGCACTATAGGGGCATGCTGTTACTGGCAATGTAACTACTAATGAGTCCATTGCTGTAGCTGTTTTTGTGGCAATTGCGGGTATCGTATCGGTTGATAAAATGGCGCAAACCACACCTGTGCGCCCCGCCACTGCGGGGTCTGTTCCAACACCATCGACGGTGTACCAGAGGTAATAATTTACAGTAGCGTCCGAAAATAAAAAATATTGGCTTGCGGTTGGAGCGGAAGAAAATAAGATTGTATAGATGAAAGGGTTTGCAACAGTTTTAATAAAAGTTTGAATGTTTTGAGGTAGTGTATTTGAAGATAAGAACGGGACGGTAACACTATATTCAGAAGCAGTATAAATTCTACTTCCAGACCAATTGCCATATATAGGCATTCTTCCGTCTACGGATATTAAAATTGCTCTAGGAGAAATTGTGGTTCCCCCATCGTTATTTCCTGTGTAATTTCCGCGCGCAACTTGATTTGTAAAAGAAGAAAATTCTAATGTATTGTATTGAGCAAAATCTATTCTTACTCCTGGATTTTCAACTCCATTTGAATAAGTAGCATAATTTGAAATAATAGTAGCATTAAAAGATAAATTAACAACACACTGAGATGAAGGAGAGCCAGTGTTTATGACAGTTGGAATTATTGCTTGATTTCCAGCAGGAAAGCCGGATGTTCCAAACGCTCTATTATATGAAGCCCCTATTGCTCCAGAAGGAATGTTTCCAACAGAGCTGGTATTAGAAGGCGCTGGCGTTGGATTTGGTGCAAAATTATTTTGAAATGTTACTGTTATTTGATTTGGAGCAGTCAATACACATTGCACGCCAGCCAATAAAGCTGTTTTTGTTTTTGTAACAACAACAGGTGCTGTTCCAGCGGCATAAGCAGAAAATTCAGTAAACCCATAAATTGAAGTTACTGTTACAACATTGGCGGCCGCTGTAGCTATAATTTCGTTTGAGCCAGCATTTCCAATAGCATTATAAAGCCTAACATTGGCTATTCCATTTATATTGCCAGTTACAGGAAAGTTTTGAGGTGATGCCGTAAGTTTTATTCCGTTTGGCGGTGGATTTAAAGTAGAGGCGGTTATGATTTGCCCTGTGTTTGTAAGAGGATAAATATATCCTCCCTGAATAATCATATTAAACCAATCGGTTTGCCAGCCTGCTTGAGATAAATCCGTTATCTCTCCTACGATTTGAGCTTTTTCATCTGAGTTTGACTGCCCCACATAGATAGGATTTTGAATAGAGCCAATTTGCATCAAAGCGTTTGTAAAACCAAAATTTGAAAATTCACCAAGCGCTCCACGAAGATGAATGGCGGCATAATTTCCTGTGCCTACCGTTTTTCCTGTAATTAAGGGAATAATAAAATTTAAAATAAATTTATCTCGAGTATTTGTTACCTGAAATGTTCCTAACGTTGTAAAAACTGTAGCCGATCCCCCTCCTCCAAAATTTTGTTCAAGGATTATTGTGATTGGCGTTGTGCCTATTTGTTTGTTTTCAATTTGAAGTGAGAACGTTGAATTTTCTCCTTGAAAAGCAGAAACGCCGCCATAAACCCAAACAAAGTCTTTTAGTGTTTCTGGCAAACTTGCTGTTGAAGACAAAACAATTTCTTGCTGTGGGTTCCCTTCAATTGTTTGATTAGCAATGTTATTAAACGTTACGACGTTTGTTTTAGTGCCAGTGTCTTGAAGAAAATAGCAACCAAGCGATACCGACGTGAAAGCGTTCGTAATTAATCCCACTGGCGTTGTGCCTGGCAAGCTAAAATTAATTGGCCAGTTAAATTGGCCATCGGCCAAAAGATTTAAAACGCCGCCAGCGGGGCTTGGGTTTCCGCCCGTGCCAAAAGTTGCTCCTGTGTAATTAGGAATAGTCCATTGCACCTGCCCTTCTGCGCTTTTTACAACAATAAAATAAGATGCGCTTTGAAGGTAAATTACGGGGGATGGGTAAGGGCTTGAAGCCGTTGAACCGTCGGAGCCTAAAATAATAGGATTGGTGTTAACTACGGGAGCTGCTGGATTTGAAACATCCGAGTAAGTATCAAGACGTTCTTCTTGAGCAAAATTGTCAAAAAATTCAACAGTTCCGCCTACTAATGGCTGCCCAATTTTAGGTCCAATTTTATAGAAAAAATAGTTATTAAGGGGAGTGTTAATTGTATAAGGAAGCAATGGTGTTGTATCGCCTTGCTGAGTAACTCTTACGTTTTTTTTATCTATCATTGTGCACTCCTTCTTTTTCTGTCCCATGCAAGCAAATCCGCATCAACACCTGAGATGCCTGTACTATTATTAGGTTGTGTATTATTTTGAGCAGATTGAATATTCATTGCGGGGTTGCTGCCCACTAAGCTTGCAGCCGTTACCGCACGACCTAAAGGTCTTGCAAATTGAAAACCGTTTTGTTGTAAGCTTTTAAGGGTATTAAGTCCTTCTGGGGTTGCCATTTTTTTTGCAATTAAATTTGCGCCATGCTTTGCCCCGTATAACGCGCCAACGCCTACTAAGCCAGGCATTCCAAAAATTGAATGTGCAAGAAGTGCACCTATGCCGTGAGACATTAAATCTGGGTTTGTTTGACCAATGTTTTTGTTTTTTAATTTTGTGCTTATTTCAGAAGCATTTTTAAGGTAAAATTGTTGGTCTGGGTTAAAAATCCAGTCTCTTTGTTCTGGAGAGAATTTTTTATACTGAGAAAGTATTTTGCTTAAATCAGGCTCTCCATTTGCAAGAGAGTTTTGGAAGATATGACCTTGCAAAGCACCTGCGGCGGCGTCTTTATCGCCCCCTAAAGAGGTTTTTAACTTTTCAAAACTTGCTGCGCTTGTATCGCCTTCCGTTGGCATGTAATTCTTTAATACTGCTTGGTTTGATGAGTTTTTATTCTTAAAAAATTCTAACAAAGGAATGTTAAGCTCTTCTTTTCCTGTGGGCTGTGGCGTTGAAGTAAAAGATTTTTTGACCGCATTAGCAGCATTAGCTTTTTGAAGGGCTTCGTATGGGTTGGAGGCTAATGTATTAACGCTGGAAGAGCGAATGTCTTCATTTAATGCGGTTTTTAGGTTGCCGCTAATTCCATTAAGAAGTTCATCTTTTGTTCCCGTGGCAACTTTGGCCAATTTCATGGCAGCATTAATGTCTTTTACTCGAGCGGCCGCTTCTGAAAATGTTTGAGGAGTATTTTCTATTGCATTTTGAAGGACACCTATAGCAGGCTCATAGGCTTTTTGTAAATTAGGGTTTCCGTCCATTTCTTTAACTAAATCAGGAATAGAAGAGCGAGCAGCGTTATAAAAATTTTTAGCTGTAAACTTATTTGCAACGTCGCTGGTATCAGGCGCAATACCAGATTGTAAATCACTAATATAAGAATTAATTCCACTATTTTTTAATCCGCCAGAATATAAAATCGGTCTTGATGCATCTAACTGAGATGCTAGATTTTCTTGCTGATTTGGCGTAGCCCCCCATTCTTTTAAACCTTGTTGATAAGCGTTGTCTGCTGCATTATTAGCCGTTTTTGAATCTTTATATGCTTGCGTTGTTGCGTCCGCTACTGTCTTGTAGTTTTCTCTAAGCGTCGATTCCGTTTTGCTCCAAGGAAAATTTTCTGATATTTCTTGGATAGTTGGAGCGGCCTTTTGAAGTAAAGGATTAACTAGTTTTTTTTGTAAATAAGTTCCTATTGGCTTGCCTGCTGCGCCTAAAGCTCCAAATAAAGCACCAATACCTGCGCCTTGAAGGCCTTCTATTGCGCCCTGCGCCAGCTTGTCATCGCCCTGCTCGTTTCCAAACAATCCGCCATGAATTGCGCCAGCGGCGGTATTTTCTGCAACACCACCCAAGAAAGGCGATGCGGCTAATTTAGCAGCTCCTAATGCTCTTGCTGCTTTAAATGCGGGAATCATTTCAAGCGCGGACTCTCCAATATTGTCTAACGCGCCTGGTTGAACGTTACCCCAACGCTGGTAATAATCAGTGCTGTCTTTTGGAAGACCTGAAAGCGAAGCGATGCTGTTATAAGCTCGTTCGCCCGTTGTGCCCAATATTCCCATTAAATGACCCAAAAAAGGACTATTTGTAAGAGATGGGGGCACCTTTTGCTGCCTATCTTGAAGCTGATTTTGAACAGAATTAAGAACAGATTGAGGCATCTGGGCAGGATGGTTTTGTAAGTACCATTGCATTAAATCATTATCAACAGAATTAGCCATTATTTATTATTTCCAAAAAGAGCTTTAGCCCTTTTTAATACATCTTCAATTGCCATATTATTGTTTGCAGCAATAGATTTAAGAGTGTCGTCATCAGGAATATTTGAATTTTGTGTTGGTGGTTGTTTAGGATTATTTTGAGCTTGTTGCGCTTCATATTGAGCAATTTGCTCTGGTGTCATTGCATTTCTTACAAAAGAACTTAATTTTTTGGGTTGCGTTTGTGCATAATCTGGTAATCCTAAGGAATTTATTTTGTAATTATTTCTTTCTGCATTAACAGCTGCTTCAACAGCTTTGTTTTGTAAATCTAAATATTTGTCTGAGGCGTATTTTAAAGAAGATTGTGGTATGCCATGTTTAAGAAAAAATTCTGAAGGTGTGCCCTGCTTTAAAGAATCTTGAAGTTGATTTAAAACACCTTCGCCAACCTCCCCTCCTTTTGTCATTCTCCCAATCATGCCTGCAGCTTCGGGTGCTGATTTTAAAGCAAAAGCTAAATTGTCTAGTCTTGTTTTAGCATTTTGATTTCCAAAATATGATAAAACATCATCTTTTATTATTTGTGAATTTGGGCCAAAATAAGCTCCTTGATAAGGCTGAACGCCTGATAAAACAGGCTCTGCAAAAACTCGCGCTTCTTGTTCAGATGCTATTCTATTATTGTTTGCTGTGGTGTTTGCCATTGTTGGCGATGAATACGTAGCAGGATTTCCATTAGAATCTATGCCGGCATATTGCATCCCTCTGTTTGATTTAGAGCTAACGGTTCCCGGATTGATTATCATTCCATCTGGCCCAATTCGAGGCACATTCAACGCTCCGCCCGCGCCAGTTGAGCCGCCTGCGCCACCCATAGCCATATTGACACCTGCTGCGCCTTTTGTACCGCCTGGCATTGCCATAGACATAACGCCGCCATCATCTCCGCTCATATTTGCAAGCATGTGGCCAAGAAATAATTTTTTAGAAGAGCCTTGAAGTGCCGAATTGTATTGATCTAAAAGGCTTTGGAAATAAGCCGCTGGGTCTTTCATTGCATCGACGCCAGATTGAGCTTTGTAATATCCGGCTTGAGAGTTTTCAAGATTGCTTTTATCTCGAGCGGCCTGCTCTGCTATCGCTCTTTGCTGTGGCGTATAGTTAAAATTTGATTGCGCGGAATCAAGTCCAATTTGCGACATTTTATTCGCAATATCCTGTTGAAAAGGAAGGTTGTTTACTTCCATTTGTTTTTGTTGATACCCTAAATTGCCAAGATTTAAATTTTGCTGCATTTGCTGGTTAAGCATTTGCCCCATAGCCAAATTGTTTTTTTGAGTAAACAGGTCATTAATAGCTTTATTTGTATTAAAAGCGGTATCAACAATAGAAGTTCCGTTTGGGTTTTCACCCCATATTCCGTACCTTGCGTATGAATTCATCATCCGAACATCCTCATAATGCTTGATGAGCTTGGCGTTCCCGTCCATCCACCCACATTAGGGTTTAAACTGCCTGCTCCTTGAAATCCACCCGAACTGTTTGCAACACCCATTGCTGCGCCAGCACCTGGTATTAACATATTTAAGCCTATGCCTGCGCCTAATCCAAGCATACTGCTAATTGCGTTTTGTCTTGATTGATCGGCTTTTAAGTTTGCACCTGCTGCTTGTTGCAATAAATCTGATTGTCCTGTTAAGCCTTGCATGCCAAGGGTGTTCATCATTCCGTAATTTTGCATGCCAAGGCCAAAATTGTTTTCGCCTCTGTTTACGTAGTCATTCATAAATTGACCCGTCATGGTGTTTGCTTGATCGTTTAAAGCTTTTTGAGCTAAAGGACTGCGAAGCATTCCAGTATTAGCCGCGTTCATATTCATTCGATTTGTGACGGTGTCTAGCAGATTATTTTGATACGGTGACATTTGATAACCGCTGGCTATTTGGTCTTGTAAAGCATTTGGGTTTTTTGTAAGCCAGTCAGAAAGAAAAGCTTGCCTATCTCCTGCCGCATTACCTCTGTTGATATAAGGATTATAGGCTTGTGATTGTTGCCGCATTTGATCAGCGTAATTATTAAATCCACCACTTTGATCGCCAAAAAGCCCCATTACCGCATTACCAATTCCACTAAACATTTTTCACCTCTTGTGGCATAATTCTTTCTTCAAAAGATGTCGTAATAGGTGCAATTACAAGGTTTCCACTTGAAATATAGGAAACCATTGGTTTATTTGTTTCTTGATTAAAAAAATGTTTTCCTGCCTGTGAATGGTCATTATTAGAAACCATTTCCGCAAGCTTTGCAGTGGTCATAAAGGTAGCTTGTGTGCCAGAAGCCATTTGATTATTAATAAAAGTGCACAACGTAGACATCCACGCTTTTATTTCTTGTGGGTCTGACCCATTGGGTGCAACTAATGCGGTAGGCTGATTTGTGTTGTAACTCATTAAGACCTCCCTCCAGAGGCAAAATAAAGAAATGGAAAAGAGCCGCTAGAATTTCTTGATTTAAAAATTGTATTTATACGCGGCGAAAGCGCAATAACGCGTTGTGATTTAAGCGTGTTATAACTTTCATCTCTGAGCTTTTCTAGCTCTGGGCTCCATTCAACGCGATATTTAGATGCCATCCTAAAGCCGCCTTCGTATTGCAAAGCGTCAATCATAAAGTTAGGCACTTGAGGTGGTAATTCTTGGCCAAGTTTTAGCGGACCAATAGCAGGCCTCCCCCATACAATAAATTCATAATTTGGAACGGAAGGAACGGGATAAACCAAAATGGTTTGATATTGAGGGTCAAAATAATAAATTTGCGGTATGCCCGATAAATTTATTATTGAGGTTAATTCAACCCATTTTGTTAAATCCACAGGACGCAATGGTTGTTGAACAGTTTTGCCAGAAAAAACAAACGACACCATGTCAACGCTAACAAATTGCGTGTTTTTTAATTGTTCGTAATTTGTAAAGTTAAATACTGAGGCATACGGTATATAAGAACGCCAAGAGTCAAACAATAAATTTAACTCGTCTAGCGTTTCTTGTTGTACACCGCCGTCAATTGCAGGCTCAAGTTGTTTATCTTGCAAGCCCGCATTTGAAATACATGACGAAACCAAAGAATCAACTAACATAAACCCTCATTAATATGGCTTTAATAAAATAGGGGGTGTATCTATGTAAATAATGTCTCCAACATTCTTACTTGCGTTACATAAAACAATAGAATTTATTGAAGGATTAGAAAAAACAGGATTAAGTTGAACACCACCATTAGCCACAATAGTTGTTTTTGCAGGGTCATATCCCATGTTAGGAGAAACCCTAACGGCAGCCAATTCCCACGTCATATTGAACGTTGCTCCAGTACCCGATCCAGTTGTAGAAGTCTGGGGGACTGGGTTTGATGGCAAATTCATATAAACGCCAGGTGCTAAAATACTATAAGTAGCAATAGAACCTCCCGCGCCAATACTATTAACTCTTATTTGACCGCCGTCTAAATCTCGCCAAACATCATTTACAGCGTATCCCGTGCCAGAATTTTGTAAAGTTGCGGTTTTAAGTTGCATTGCATCAATTGAAACAACTGCGCCAGTACCGTTTCCTTGTACAGTAATAGTAGGAATAGTTACAAACGATCCCGCATTTACTATTGTTGCGCTTAAAATTGTTGCGCCAGTTACTGAAACATCTACACCCGAAATTAATAAAGTATTTTGGTAAAAATCATTGTTAATAACGTCATAACAAGAAACAGGAAAGAAAAAATTTTGAATAGCAAATAATCCTTTTGGCAACTTACCTAATACAGAATTTTTAGCAGTTGTTGTTCCAGTTATTGTCATTGCGCCTCTTAAGCTACAAGTACCAAAACCAGTTAAAGTAATTTTTGGTTCAGATCCAACTTTTGGAATAGCAACAGAAGATGAACCAGGAATAAATTCAAAAACATTATTTTGTGTCATTTGGTTATAAATGTCTTGATAACTTGCGTAAATACCAGACCTTGGAGAAGCAATATTTATATTTTGATAGCTCATTATTAGCACCTATTATTAAAAATTTTTTATCCCTAAAAAGATTTCTTTCTAGGGATTTTTGATTACACTATTAAGGTTGGAACACGCATTACGTAAGGCGCAAACGCACAGATTCCGAGCATTTGTGAAATACGGAAAATGTTAGAAAGCTCAAGAATAAAACCTTGTGCGTAAACACTAACGGGAATGTTGGGGTTACCGCGACCAATTGTTTTAGAATTATCAGCACCGTACACTTCGCCCATTGGAACAGGCACCATGCTAAGACCAGAAGGAACATAGCAATAGTTGTTATTAAAGGTAGCTGGAAAAGCTTCAACGGCTGCGCCAGGAGCTGGCAATGATTCAACGTTTGCATTCATCCCCATAATCATTAGCGGATAAGGCAATTTAATTGTTACGTTTCCTGCGCCGTCACCAAAAGCATCTTGTTGTGCTGTCACTACAAGCGTGTCATTTGTTGGAGCAAATTCAATTGGTTTTAACAAGTAAACACTAGGAATTGCAAACAAATCACCAGCATTAACAAGTTTAGCAGATGAAGTGCCACCTACTGATAATGTAATTTCCATTCCATCAGAAGAAACACTACCGACTGTAATAGTTGGGTATTGAGTTGCGTTTGATAATGCGCCAGAAGTATGAACATTGATTTGGTTAGATTGAAATAAATTTAATCCTGCCAATAATGTACCGTTCTTTTCTCCGCCAACATACGCAGTTTTAGTAATTTTTTCATTGATTTGTTGGTTAAACATGTTTTGAAGTGAGCTAGCAACGCTGGCCGCATCATCAAGATTCATTAGCATAAATCTGTCTTGAAATTGAAACTCGTAACGAGTCATTTTCTTGTTAATTTGCTGAATGGTTGACCAGCTAGTCAAACTAGACATTTCTGAAGGTTTATTAATATGACAATAAAAAGCAGACGTTTCTAATCGATACGCAGCAACTTGTTCTTGCGCTGTTGCCATGGCTTGATGAGCTGGAAATGCATAGTTATCAACTAAAGCACGTTCCATGTCGCCTGTTAAAGCATCTTTACCGCCAACCAAGTTTAGTTTGTATTGATATAAATTCCATTGATAAGTTACGTTGTAAATATCTTGCTCAGTAATAACAAACGGAATAACAACATCGTTAATTGCTGTTGGGGTTGTTACAGTAAGACCTGTTGACACTCCTGGATAACCTGGAATTTTAATGTTAACGGTACTACCTGGAGCAAATCCTTTTGATTGTGAATCGTTAAAAATTTCTTCGTATTTGCGATTTGCTGTGCGAAGAATTGAAAAAGCATTTTCGTGAAACTCACCCATTTGGCGAGCTACAAAATTGGTTACTACAGATTGATTTAATGTGACTGTCATAATTTCCTCGAAGTTAAAAAAGTAAATAATTGCTATTAATGCAACGTTTCATCATTTACCTTTTAGCGTCGAGGAGACGGGGCCGATGTAAGCCGTGAGGGTTTATAGTTTCCTTAAACTTTCCAATTTAGCGTCGAGGAGACGAGCCGGTAAAGGCTTGAGAATTTATAGTTTTCTTAAACTTTAAAATCAATACTCAAGTTTATAGACTTTGTGGTCAAAAACATTATTTCAATTATTAGCAAAAATGTCAAGTATTTAAATAAGTCCTTTTTCTTTTAAATAGGATTTATTGTCAAAACCATACGTTTGATTAGAGCCTTTGATAATTGGCTCAACATTGTATTGATTAGGGCCTGGTTTTTTAACAGCTAACTTATCACTTATTTCCTTGATATATTTTCTAAGCTCAAAAGAAGATGCGGCTCTGGCAATATCTAAATCTGATTGATCTGATAAGAGTTGCTTAGCTACTGCCGCAATATTTGGAATGTAATTCATTTGAGCTAAAGCATTAAAAACTCGATGGTCTTCTGGCGTCTTTTCCGCATCTTGAATTAATTGAGCAAATTCAGGGTCTTCTTTGCATGCGTTTTCAAGTTTTGCGCCCAATGCTTCATTATTTTGTTTTTGTGTCATCATGTTGTATTGTTCTGCTGCTTTTTGATCGGCAGCTTTGTTAACATAATGCATTGCTTGCTGAAAATCTTCTGGACTAATCTGATTTGCCTGTGCTTTTTTCAGCAATTCATCTTTTTGCAAAGAAAGTTCTTTAAGTGCGGCATTTTCAGCAACTAAAGCTTCTTTGTCTTTTCTTTCTTTATTAACGCGCCTTTGTACGATAGCCTTTACTTCCTCGATTGAATGAAATTTTTTTTCATTACTGGCTTCATTGTTTTCGTTTCCTGTATTTTCTTGTTCTGGAATTTGTTCTTGCTCTTGCATTTGATTGTTATTTTGTTCTTCTGGCATTTGCTGTTCGTCTTGTTGATACATAATATTTCCTCTTGTTAATTTATATTAGCGTTACAACCTTCTATGGCAAAATCTAACTCTCCATAAAAAGTAAATTTAAGTGTTATTTCATGCCTAAACGAAACAACGCACATCCATTGCAACGGACATTGTGTTTGACCTGTTTTTCCTATGGGTCTACTTACTGTGTTTTGCCATTGCCGTGAATCTTTTGAAATTGCTAATTGCACATGATTTAAATTAAATTGAGAACTTCCTTGAACAATATCAAGGCTAACTCCTTTTAATAAATTTCTAAACGTTCCTATTTTTTTATTTTCACACAGTCTTTTTAAAACTAATTCTCTTTTTATGTTTGCTGGAGCCAAAGTTAAAGTATAAATTCCATCTTGCAAAGCAATTGATTCGCTTGTGCGAGATGCGCCTACTATTAAATCATCGCTTAGTGCCCATTTTTGTGATGATTCACACCACACCCACGCAATACCACTTTGCAAAAACGAAAGATGATAAAAAAAATTGCCTCTAAACGAGTAAAAAGAACCATAACAGCGTTTAACATCAGGATATTCACTAATTATTTTTGAAATACCTACACAAATAGGGCTATCTGGTGATAAATTTGGTAAATAATTCCAGCCAGAGGCTGTTATTTCCATTGGTAAATAACGAGATGAAAGAAAATAAATTTTATTAACTGAATTTATGATTGAATCCGTAGAAATAGCACCAAAATCCACCATAAAATTTGTATCTTTTTGAAATGGAGAGATATATATATTACTGCTTAAAGTAGGCTGCCATCTTTCAATGCCCGTTGAACCAAAAATATAAAAATTACTTTCTAGTTTTTCAAGTCCCATGCCAATGGAAAGATTGTTGTCAATTTGATTTTGATTTAATGGGTTATAAGCAATAGCATTATTAGGATTTGACCATATCCAAACCCCTGTTTTGCCATCTAGCCATATTGCAAAACTATTAACAACAATCACAGAAACGGGATTTGTTATTTCAAAATTATTGGCAGCAGATAACTGTGTAAAAACAGAAGTTTGCTGGTCATAAACATAACCATTTGTGCAATCTGAAATAACAATTTGATTTCTTAAATTTTCATCAATTTGAACAGGCAAATTACTGTCTAAAATGTTTTTAATTAAAAATATTGCACCGCCGTAAGTAATATTTAAAATTTGATTTTTAGTAACTGCAAAATAAGAGCCGCCATTGTATTTTGTTTCATAAAAACCTCTAACACCTGACAAATTGGCAATTGAATCTAACCCTGCTGTGCTGTATAGATTGCCGCTAGAGCCTACAAACATGTTTCTAATTGATGGAAACCCAAACCTGGTATTCCAATCGGGAACAGTGCCTGTGTTAATAGGTATAGGGGCAAAAGGCATTTTTAAATTATTGGCTTAATGGTTGTTGTTGTGCTTGCTCAGGTTGAGGCGGTTCTGGAGGTTGACCTTGTTGATTATTTTGAGCCATTTGATTTATTTGTTGTCTTTGAGCTGCCGCAGCAACTGGGTTTTGAATAGAATCAGCAGCCGCTTTAATTGTTGAATCAATAATTGAATTTGTTACATTTAATTCATGTTGAGCTTGTCCTAACATTTGTTGATTAGTGGCTTTTGTTAAATCAACTGAAGCTTTTAATGTTGCTTCTTGTGCTTTTGCAATAGCTTCGTATCGATCTGTTTCTGCTCGATAACCATCAACGGCCGCTTTGGCTGTCTCAGCATCTGCCAATACTTGATTAGCTTTTGCTTCGGGGTCAGTTTGAGCTTGCATTTGCGCTTGAGCTTGAGCCATTTGCATTTGACTTTGCATTGCTGCTTGTTGTTGTTGAGATTTTTTATTTAAATAAGTTTCTAGGCTTATTTTTCCGTTTGAATAATCTATTAAATCTTGGTCCATATCAGCAGATAAACGCATTTCAAACTCTTTAGCATTTGAGATATTAAGATTTTTAGAGAAGATGTCTTTTGTTTTTTCAAAGTCTGGCGTTCTGGGCGCGGAGTAATACGCCATTAAGTTTTGTAGCGTAATACGTTTTTGTTGTTCGCCAGAAGGCCCTACTGAAACTTCGTAAAGGAAGCAATTAGAAATAAAACGCATATCATTTAAAATTTTTCCGCTTTCAAGCTCTTTATTTACACCAATATGAATGGTTGAACCGTCTTGCTGTTTAATTGGTATTAAACGTGTTTCTGTAATAATTTTAGGAATTACAGTTTGATTAAATTTACAAATTGTTTCTAAAAATGTTAATTGAGCAGACAGCATATAAACTGAATTTTCACTTAACGAAGTATTTTCTGAAAAAGTTTCCATTGCTTTTCCAGATACAATCACCCTACCCCCTTGTTGCGTATCTATAAAAGAACCGCCTAAATCTTCAATTTGAACTTTACCAAGCTTTACAGATTCCAGCATAGAAATGGGTATTTCTGGTGCTGGTATAATAATGGGGTCGCGTCCAGAGCCTGTACCATCTCTGTTTTCTCCGAGCAAAATAGCTCCATCACGTGTGCTAATTTCATTAGCCGTTTCAATTTGTTCGTCTGTTGATAAGTGTGAAGGAGTTAATAAAAATTTAGTGGCAGAAGACTTTTTAAGCATTGTGCCAAGTTGAGCCACACCTAAATTTAAAAACTTTTGAGCGTCTTCAAAACGATAAGTAAATGGATAAGTTATTTCCCCGGTTTTGCTCCATCTTGTTTGCATGTTATGGTAGAGCAAGGGCAAATCTTCAAAAGGTGTTTTTACACAATCAATATATTTGTGTTTGTTAATAATTAAAGAGTAATAAATACAATCTTTTGTACTACTTTTTGTTTTTGCGTCTGCATAATTTTCATAATAAATTTTGTCATCATCAGATAAGCAATCTAAACGCTTATAAGAACCACCTTCTATCATAACGTAATCAATTAATTCTTTTTTTCTAAACCAGCATCGAATTATTTCGTTATTTTCTTTTAAGTCAAATTTAATAGGATTAATATCTGGGTATGCATTCACAAGTTCATCATAAGATGATTTTATTTTTATACCGCAATAAAGACCATCTTCTTTGTTTGGGTTTTTAGCTGTTTTATCCCAAAAAGCGATTGTAGGGTCTTCATAAAACGTAAGCGTAGGTATTTTATTAAGAGTTTTATTATCTTCGTAATTTATTCCATATTCTACAAAAGCATAACCAAATTGAGCGCATTTAATCCAAGCCATTAAAGCGGCTTTAGATTGTTCATTAAAAAAATGACGCATTAACATACGAGCAGAATTTAATTCTGATTCGTCTGTAAATTGTTCGTTAATTGGAGATAAATCTAAATTAAAGTCATATTTAAGATAAGCACTAATAAGTTTATCAAGTAAAGCTATAAGATAATTAATTGTCAGGCATTCTTTGTCATTAACTTTTCTATTAGAAGATACTTGGCTGTCCCATTGTTTAAAATGAATTGCAAAATCAATGGCATCATGACCACGAAGATTGTTTGATGCAAAATCGGACGCCCAAGAATCTGCCATTTCTTCAATTTCTTTAACTTCTGGATTAAAAGAAATTGAATTTTTATTGTAAGCTTTTTTAGAGCGTCCTTGCCCTTTAGCTTTATTCATTACTTAATAAGATGTCTGTCCATGTTACAAGAGTGATTTATTTTAGTTGGCGGTTGATTGCCAACTTCTCGGCAAACTTTTTTAAAATCATAATTAATTACGCCCTGCCCTTGCGTCCTAATAATTGCATGTATTTGTCTGTCGGTAAAATTGCGATGTTCATCAGTTAAAATGACGCGAGCAGGTGCGTAAGGGTCGCGTGAATTTATAATTTTACGAACAAATCTTACATCAATACCCATTTTACGCAAACGTCTTAAAAAATCTAAGTCGGTAATTTCAGTATTACCGCCCCATTTTTTTATTTCAAAATCGGAATCAGCTTTATTGGCTGAACCATCTTGTATCATAGACACTGTTCCGTTTTTAAGAGCTAAACTTAACTTTTCTAAGGAGTCATCTTTGTCATACGGTATTTGAAGCAAGTCTAAAGATTCTATAATTGAAATTTTTGCAACATCATGACTTTCATTTTTTAATTCTGATTTTTTATCAAAATTTAATTGACTTGTTTTTTCTTCTTTAATATCGTCAATATAATCTTCCGCCACATTGCTTTTTTTTGGTCGTCCCATTAGTTAGCCTCTCTTAATGTTTGTTTTTCTTTTACTTCGCATTCTTTCGCATCGCATTCTTTAGAAGCGAATAAATTAGTAATAGGAGGCACTTCAACGCCAGCTTTTTTTAAAAAATAAGAATGAATAGTCATGCCAATAACATTTCGAATGGCCGGATAAAGAATAGTATCTACTGCAAAAACAACATCATCCATTAATTCTTTTTGTTTAACTTTAAATGATTTTACTTCTCCACTTTCTTTAACTTCGTTTTCTTCCATGATGTCTTCTCCTTTTTTATTTAACTTTTTTAAGCCTTGGATTTGATTTTTTAGCTTTTGCCGAAGCTTTACGCGCCGCATTTGCCGCAATTGCGCCAGCCTCTTCCTTTGAGTAGCCTTCATTTTTGATTTTGTTTTGGACGGCTTTAAAACCTGGATGCGCTTTTGGCATTATTTGCGTTTTTTAATTTTTGCAATTTGTTTTTTTGCATCTTTCATTTCTTTCATTTCTTCCTTGATATCTTCTGATTTATAACTTTTTTTCATGGTTTTTTTTTGCATTTTATTCTAACCTCCTGTTAGATATATTTAGGTTTTAAAGTTTTTGTAACCCCTGTTTGTGAACGCTCTCGCGACGCAAACTCTTCCCTTGGGTTGCTAAAGAATATATCAATCATATCAAATACGCAATCAGCTTGGTCATCATGGTCGTG